GCGATGCGATAGAGAACACTAGCTCACGCATGAAGGTTGACTTACCTAGTCCAGACCCAGAACAGATTGTCACAAGCTCAGTTGGTCTCATACCAAACGTCATGTCATCCAGTCCCTTGTACGGGTATCGTACCTCTGCCTCAATCAATGGCTTCTTCAGCGCCTCGCGGAGTGACCCTATCATCACCATACCGTCAGGGGTGTACACCTTTGCATGCCACCACCGCTTGATGAAGTCATCCTTGTCGGCATTCATCAGGTAGTCCGATGCATCCTTATGCTCACCGTGTTGATAGATCTTTGCCTTACCACCAAACAGATCCGCACACTCATGCGCCGCCTTCTTACCATGCTCATCGTTGTCGAAGCAGAAGATGATGTTGTCGAACAGATCTAAGAACTCATATGCCTTACGACAATCTGCAGCAGCACCCTGTGCACCATTACGAATGGACACTACTGGGTACTTATCACCGAACATTTGGTAGGCAGACAGTGCATCCATCTCACCTTCCACTACGGTTATGTACTGACCACCCGAAGGGAACAAGTGTTGACCGAACAGACCAGCACGTTTCCACTCACCTTCAATCTTGAACTGCTTGTCAGGTGTACGTTTCTTAACTGCAGTTAACTCACCATCGGGGGTGTAGTAACCGAAGTGAACCTCATCCTTGTACACGGTCGTCGAATACTTCTGCATTGTACGTGCGTCGAGACCCCTGTCCTGATAGCTCCTGTAATCCCCTCTCTGCTCCATTAAAGGAACCCTTGGGGTTGGTACCCGATAGTCGTTAATGTCGCTCACAGAGCCTCCTATGCCCTCTGAGGAGGGGGTAAACGTGGCACATGCGAAACAATAGCTTGACCCATCTTCATTGTAGGACAACGCATCACTAGAACCACAATCATTACACTTCTGATGTAACTCTACAAAGGCCATCAATGCATCTCCACACTAGTACCGAAACGAGAAAGGTAACGAGACTCCAACTTGTCATCGTCCAACGAATCAAACTCCATCGCAAAAAGATTAAACAACATGTTCATTGCCTCCATGTAGTTTACGTTGTGCATTTGATCTTCAGTCAACTCTTCAACCATACGGATACGTTCTTCATCTTTCATGTTATCTCCTATTTAAAAGTAATATGTATTAGTAATACTTAGTACTAATGCATAGTACTTACTGTATAGACTATATAGATTAGTATACCACACGTCGAGACTTTTTGCCACCACTCTTGTCGGTAGTATTACCTCTTGATTTAGTACGCGGCTTATGCGTCCTAACATATCGTCTTGTATTTCTGGTCACGATACTCCTCCTTTACGTCGTTGATATGATCCAAGAAAGCACGTAGCTTACCTGAACGCTTGAGTTTTTGCAGCGCTTGATTCTCAATGTTACGTACCATCTGACGACTGAGACCTAGCTCATCAGCAATCTCCTGATGCGTCATGTAGTAGTCAAGATAATTACCCCTCTTCGCCACTATCCCTCTCCTCTTTGTACGCATCTATGTCATCGACATACTCATCTGCGTAGTCCCAAATACAACGATCACCGTCCCAATAATCTTGGTAGTCGTCGTGCCACACTTCCCACTGTTCACGTTCCATACATCCTCCTACTTCTCGTGTTCAATGATCACCTTAGTGGTGTCACGCTTATAACATAATAAACAATCCATACACTTCTGTCCAGTACAGTTAGCTTCTCCGTCGAACTCCTGCGACACGTTGTTAAATACACGGTCGAACCCACGCGGTGGCTTTGTCATTATTTTGTCAACAATAGGATTACTATAAACCAGAATCATATTACTAGGCACTAGATGTAGATTAGGACGTACATAATCCACACGCTTAGTCCACAACGCAAACGTAGAGTGCTTGTTATCCTCCGCTATCGCACAGAAGTTGCGGAAGTGTTGCTCATTTATCAGCTCACCATGCCCATGAAACCGCACAAACGCACCGGAGGTACGAGGCAGAATGAACTCAGCATCACTCGCAAGGATGTCACTATTCCTCTGGAATGCAGGCGCACAGTTCTTCCTATAACTAGAAAGCATACCAACACTGTAACACTTACCACATATACGCTTGGGGTCTTTCTTCTTAGACTCCCTGATACAGAACTCGTTCGTTAACGTATTGGTATTGATTGCTTGTATACCTTCCAGCTTGCCTGACATCTTACTAAAACTAGGCATCGGGTTCATACACCACCTCCTCTTTGACTACACGGCACTCTTCGCCGTCCTTGATGTAACTATCGCAAAAGAACTTTGCATTGTCAAGCGTGGAGAAGTGGTCACTACCATCAGGTGATCTCTCTACCCAGTCCCACACATTAAGATCAAACTTCTGCACTATGTAGTATGTATCAATAGCCATCAGTCGTCCTCCCATTCATCTAAATTTAATTGCAGTACGAGATACGGAACAATCTTTAGCTTGCCGTCTTCGTTACGATAAACCTTACACTCAGTTGCTTTCTGACTTTTACGAACGTAGTACATAACATCGTCGTACTTTGGTTTGTAATCAGAAAGTCTCTTGACTACTCTCTCGACAACCCAATCACCGTCAGTATCTTTAGGGGTATGAATATAGTACACGTTACACCTCCACATCATAGACCGTAGTGGTCTCTTCATCTTCTTGACGCTCAAGAGCCACGTCATCCTCAGACCAATCGATAGGACAATCCAACTCACTGATAGCGTAGTCCATTGCAGCTTGCTCCGCATCACACTCATCTGATGCCTTCACATACACACGCTTTGTAACAGTAACAGTCACATCATAGGCATAGACATGCAGCTTCAGCTTGTCATAGATCTCGTCACACTTCACTACTGCATCATGGAGTAATACTTCTAGCTCCTCATACAAGTCACCGTGCGGACTGTTGATTACATCGTAACCAATGGCACTGCGTATGACATTGATACACCGGCGGTGTTCTTCTATTTCTTGCTTGTCTGATAAACAGGCACTTGATCGCATCATTGTGTCATTCCTTCTAGTAGATTAACAACCTTATCAGCAAACTCATTCGCTGAGTAGTCACTGATTACTTCCATTGCATCACTGGCACTTGTGACGTTGCCATAAATAAATTGGAACCACGCAACATATCTATCTTCCTTGTCACTCCACACCTGCACATCATCGAAGTCACACTGACCCATGTTGTCCAACACAGTCATGTGTTCACGAGACTTCTTGACATCTGGGCCTTCACCTTCTCCAAACACACTGATGCTCTTGTCTGGATCACTTAGCACCACGTCAACAAAATACTGCGCCACTCTGTTCTCTGTAAAATGCATATCACTCCTCCTCTATGCAACATTCAACACACATATAGGCACCAGTACGATTACCTATAAGTATCTCCCTCGTCCACGTATCCTCATCAGGGAATACCTCCTGAAATAACCTCGATCTGTCACCAGTGTATTCCCTCCACGAATGCGTGTCAACTAGGCAAGCGTCCGTATCACCACACAACAGACACTTAGCCATCACCCTTGTCTTGTCAAACAACTGAACTACTTCACCCATGATTATCCTCCCAACAACACACACAAATGCAGTCACCATTATCTTCTTGGTAGACATCCCTCTCGTGATGAAACCACTCACCACATTCACAGCACTCAAAGATCATACTCATGCATAGACACTCCTGTATAGATCAGTGCAAGAAGAACAATAACAATGATTGCTCCACCCAAGTTCATAAACCTTTCTTGATCAGGCGTTAACATTAGAACATCTCCTCTGCCATCTCTAACATCATCTCAATATCGTCGGGACTACTCCACTCATCAGGATACGGTGACATATCTTGCGCCACACGTATTAGCTCCATCATCTCAGGTGGATAGATAGGACTGCGCCTACACGTCATCAGTGGCGGCTCGAAACCGAACGCACCACACCCATGTTTTAAGAACAGCTTGACCGCATCCTTGTAAGACACGTCTTCCATATCATGCAACTCGTCATGATCCCACGGTTCACCACAATGTCTGCAATGTATATCCATTACCACTCCTCCTTATCGTTTAACTACGTAATCGCCGCAGCAAATACTGGTTTTCCCGTAAATGATTGGGAAATATGATTCTAAATCATATCCATGCTGGCGAACACTAAAAAGCAGACTCAATAAATTATTACTATCAGCGTAGGCATAACAAACTGCCCACTCTGGTGCCACATCATGACCGAAATCGTACTCAATATCTAAATCACTTGTAGCTAAGTTGTAAACGTAAGTCATTGTTACCACTCCTTCTTTTATGAATTAACACGACCATCTGGTTCGATGGCTAAGAACATACCACACCACTTAACAACAATCGCAGGATCACACACCATCTTCTCAGCACTGCGTCTGAACTGACGGTACGTCATACCCTGATCAGATTGCCTCCACTTACGCAACAATGCCTGTTGCTGGCCTTTTGTTATCTTAAGCATCACTCCACTTCTCCTCATCAATAACATCCAGAAGATCCATACGCAGATCAGCAAGCGTACCGAATATATCAGGGTACCTGTCGAACGCACTTGGATTTACAGTCAACACTGATGACATTGCATCAACAGCAACACGCAAAGCATCCAACTTTTTCTGTGCATTTTCCATCAGTCAAACCTCCC